TTAGCTAAAGTTCCAGCATCTAATAATTGTCTTAAAGCAACTGTTGCTGTACGTGACAAACCACCAATCATGTGAATTAAACCTAAACCATAAAAACCTAAACCAGGTAAAAATTTAAAGTGTACAAAATAATCTTTTTTCTTTTTCAAAGGATCTTGTTCGCCGTAGTTTCTTCTTATAGATAAAACTTTTGAGTTTGCTTCATCAATTGTAATTATATAAGGTAACTTAATTCCAGTGGGCTCACCATCTTCAGGATCTACATCTTCGTGTCCTTCCAAATCTACATCAACATGCATTTCTAAAATTGTATACATGTCTTCTTGGCCGTTTTTTTGAATGCCTTCTAATTCTAATTCTTTTTGTTTTAATTTATCTTCTTGTACAGGAGGTTCTCCTAAATCAATGTCTTTATAGAAACCATTAATTTGTTGTTTTCGTAAATCATTAGGTGACATACGAATAACATGAATTACAGCTTCAGCATCTTCTAATGAAGTAGCAGAATAAGGTACTACTAAATCTTCAGCAGGAATAAATTTAGATACTGCTCTACCTAATAAATCATCATAATAAACTTTTTTAAAAGTAGATCCTGATAGAGGTAAATAGAATAACATTTGATCAAATTCAGGTTCATATTCTTTCATCTGATCCATGATTTGATAATTCATAAAATCTTTAACACGTTTTGATTGTTCTTCTTTAGCAACACTTGCATCACCCATAATTTGGGTTCTAACTGGACCATCCGCGGGCAACAGTTCTTTATAAGCTTGTGCTTGAAATTGTGTAACGGCTTCTGCTAAAACTGGGTGAGTTACTGAACTTGCTCCTCTAAAGGGTTCTGTTTTAGTTACATATTTAAATCCTAAAAGATTTAAACCTTCTCTATAACTGTCTGCCCATTCTTGTCTTGATTCTTTGTAGTTGGTATATTTTTCCATTAACTCGGATGCCAATGGATCTAAAACGTTGTCTTCTAAAAAGTCTGCTAAATTTTCAAAGTGGTCTTCGCCACCTTCTGGATTAACTGCCGATGGATCAAAGTTTACAGTTGCTCCACCATCTTCATTCATTTCAATTTCAGTTTCGCCACCTTGTTGTCTTTCAACAATCTCTTGTTGCTCTTCAACAATTACTTCTTCACCTGGAATTTCAATTTCTGTTTTTGTATTGGGTAATGATTTATCTATTGTAGCCATGAGCTATTCTATACCTTCTCTGTTATTGATTCAACACCTTCTTCGAAAGAAGTACTATCAGGTGTTTCCTTAACTGTCAAACTTTCAATTAATTCGTTGAGCATTGTAGGATCTTGTTTTTTAGGTTCATCTAAAGGCATTGGGTTTTCATCTGCCCATTGTAATAATTCTGCTTGTGTTACTTTTTCATCATTTGCCGTATTTACAAATGCACCTATAATTTCGTTATATTTAATATTCATAGCCTAGCCTAGATATGTAATTATGTCTTTAATCGTAGCTGGATCATTTGGATCATCTTCTGAAGAAATATTATCTAACATTTCTTGTGCACCTAAAATATCAGGGTACATACCAGATCTTTGATCTAATAGCATTTTTTGTTTTTTAGTTAAACCTGCAAACATATTATTTCCTGGAAGTGCGCTGTTTGTTAGGCCTGCTATTCCATTGTTTCCTACTAAACCATATTCTTCTGGAGTAACTCTTGGATCCATGTTTGGATTACCAAAAGGATCTGCATTATAATTGGCTTGATTAGATAAGTAGTTTTGCATTTGAATATTGTTTCCTGCAAACTCATCCATATTAATATTTCTGTTATCACCAAACTCATTTATTAAACTTGTATTAAATCTAGGTGATGTTGCAGTTTCAGAAACTAAATCTCTGTTGTCAATAAAATTTTCATATAGATTACTTCTGTCTAATCCACCTGGTGTAAACTCATCCATATTAATATTTCTATTATCACCAAACTCATCTATTTGATTTGAAGTTATAGATCTACCATCTCCCAATTCATTAATTTGATCTGAAGTTATAGTCTGGCCGTTTGCCATTGTTATGTTTGCTGGTATATTATTTTCAGTTCTATTAAATTTATCTCTAATATCTAAATTATTAAAAGATGCTGATCCACCCAAAGGTAAATTATTATTAAAGTCTCCAGATATACTAGTACTTGTGTCATTATATTTTTTCCCTAAACCAAATTTTTGTCCAAGATTTTTTATTAAATTTCCAAACAGTCCACCACTTTTAATCATATTCATAATTCCACTTTGTCCTGTATTCCTATAGGATTGATTAGCATATTTATTAAAAGGATTTTGTCTATAAGCTTTTGCTCCTGCTATTTCACCAGGACTTAAAAAAGTACTACTGTCAAAAAAACCTGGGTTAACTCTTTGACCTGCTCCAGCGTTTATTGCAGCATTTCTAAAATCTTGTTGTAGTTGTGGAGACATTCCTGCAGCTCTAAAATCTGCTCTATCTCTTTCAGTATTACCCCCTGTTTCAGCAGCACTTGCTGTTGCACCAGAAACGTTTTGATTTGAATCTCTTGATCCCCAACCATTTAAACTCATAACACCTTCAGGACCTCTGTTAACAGATCCATTTAATGAATTGTGTATATCTTTTTTAAGTAGTAAATTTTTTTCTGGTTTTGTAATGTAAGCTAATTCTGTTTCGGGATGGTTTTCTGCTGATTGCCATCTTTGAGGAACCGTTACCATTTTTTGTTCACCTAAATGATTTTGTACTCCACCTTGCATAGGAACTTTTTTAGGTTGCATCATAGAACCAATTCCACCACCATTCTCGTATTTCTTTCTACCTTTATTTGCAAATCTTTTCCAACCTGTATAACCAGAGGGTTTGTAATTATCTTTTAAATTTGGATCAGCTATCCTCATGTCTTCAACTTCTCTTATTACACTTCCTCTAATATCTACAGCGGGTCCTTCTGCATCGGGACTTGAATAGTTTCCTTTACCTGCACGCGCTCTATTAATTGCTTCTTTAATTCTCATTCCTTTTTCTCTACCAGATAGTTTAGGTTTTTCTTCTACTTCAGCTTCTTCATCAGAAATATTTTCATCACCTTCACTAGATTCGTTTTTAAGAATATTTGCAATACCTTGTTCAGGCATTATCATTGCAAAAATTTTTTGAGCGTTTTCTGGATTGTCTTCTATGTAGTCTTCAACTTTATCTGAAAGAGTCTTAAGACCTATTCCTGTTGTAATTGCACCTAGTGCTATTCCTGCTGCTTCTGCAAACGGGATTAAAAAAGGTATTGCTAATGCTGGCATAGTTAATAATAAGTCCTGTTATGTGGTATTGAAACTTCGTCTTTTTCATCTTCAGGGTGACCAATAAATCCCCCTTGTCGAAATCGCATTACCGCTTGTGTTGTGCTATCCACCAAATCATCATGATCTCCATAAGGAAATGATGCACACTCTTCAATTACTTCATCCGCGAATTTTTCATCCGGCGCCCAAATTTGTCCAGACTCAAATAGAGGTGAACAGGCGTTTACCCTAGCATGTTTATCATTACCTTTACTAGGAGTGAAGTTTATAACAGGTATCCCCATCTTACGCAACTCATAAGTTAAGGGTAATCCACTTGCTTTAGCCTCGATGATAACTGTTTCAGGTTTCCAATAGTCATATTGTTCCTTGGCTTTTTTACGAAGTTCTGGAAATTCGAGTCGTTCCTTGACGGCGTCCAGTAAAATTAAATTAGGGGCAGAGTCAGGATTTTCCTGAAATACACCCCAAGTAGTGATTGCAGAGTAATCGGCAGATTCTTTTTTAAGAAAAGCAGTATCATAAGATTGTATGACATGTTGTAGTTTTGGAATATAATCCCGGTCCCATTTCCGCCACCATTCCCTTTTGATTAAAGAGCCTTCTTCAGAAGTTGGGTTTTGCATCCATTGCGCGTTCCACTTACCAACCGATAGAGATGCTTTAACTCCTTCTAATTCTTTTATATTCCAATACTCTGGCCATACGGCTTTACCCGATGGTAGGATTGCAGGAAATTCTATAAGCTCCCATTTATCAGATTTTAATTCTTTTTGATGTTTTAATAACATCCCTGTTAAATCTTTCATATTCCATCTAGTCATAACGACTACAATAGTTCCACCTGGTTGAAGTCTTTGACGCGGTCCGGATGTATACCATTCATAAGCACGTTCCATGGATGACATGTTCAACGCATCTTGCTCCGAGTGAGGATCATCAATAATTAGTAAATCCGCTCCACGGCCCGTGATCGCTGATCCGACACCCGCTGCATAATATTCTCCACCTTGTGCCGTCTCCCATTTGCCCGCGGCTTGACTGTCCTCTCGGAGTCTTGTCTCGAATACTTGTTTATATTCTGGAGAGTCCATAAGAGTCTTTGCCTTACGACCAAATCTTATTGCAAGTTCAGTGGTGTGCGTGGATTGTATAATTTTTAAATTAGGTCTTCGTCCCACCATCCAGGCAGGAAGTAAGAAAGATGCAAATTCAGATTTAGTATGTCTTGGTGGCATATTAATAATGAGTCTTTTTATTTTGCCATTTGCAATGTCATTAAATTTTTCTGCAATTTCTTTGTGATGTTTACCTTCTATAAATTCAGGCCAGACATGTTTTACAAAAGTTAAGAAGTCATCGTGGACTTTAGTCTTCTGTTTTTTTTCAGATAGTTTTATTGCATACTTTAAGAATTGTTTCTTAACGTCCGGGGGTAACCTGTTTAACTTTTCTTCATCCATATAAATTTTTTGCAGAATTTTTTCAGACTCTGTTTTTATTAGTTTTTTTTTTCGTTTGTATTTTATAGCATGTCTTTGTCTAAAACCAACTATATACACTAAATAATTTGCTAGACCCCACGAAAAGGGGTGTAGGGGGTTGATATATGATAGTTACACTCAAACAGCCAGGGACCCCTCGACCTTGTTGATGTGTGTGTGAGGTGGGTGGGCCCAGAGTTCACAAGCAACCTGCGACAAATTGACGCACCACTATATGTAGTAGCGAAGATGTCGCATCGACACAAGATATAGGTATGCGTTTTCGGAGTGTAGTAAAGATGTAACACTGTGATAAATATGTGACACCTATAAATAAAGTGGGAATATCTATTAATATTCCTTTACCCTTACAAAGGCAACTGATAGAGATAAGGGTATGAAAACAAAAAAAATAAAAAACTTTAAAATGAATAAGGAAACTTATCCATTGAGAAGAAAAGTTATTGATCTTATTTATGAGATCAAAAACTCTGGCGTAGCTTTACCACGTATCGAGGTTCGTATCGGTGAAGCTAGAAAACCAAACCTTCTAGGTGTTGCCATGCTTAAAGATTGTAAGATCTGGATTACAGATGACGCAATCAATATGGGTGAAGACGCTTTAAGAAATGTTGTGTTTCATGAGATCG